TCCACGAAGTCCACCTTGGTTGCGGTACTCATTTAAGAATGATCCAAGATTTGTGTTTATACGTGCCCACAGTCTTTCATCATTGTTTTCAAATAATGCAAACTCTGTTAAGTTCTTTAGGTTCTTGCGGATGTAAATTAAAGAACGACGCATGTTTACATACTTGTTTGCAGTTCCATCTTGCTTTAATGTACGAGCACCCATTACAGAAAGTCCAGCACCAGGGATTTGGCGAATTGGATTTACTGGGGATGTGCTTGCATTCATAGTATCTAACTCTGCAGAGGTAAATGATTTTTCTACAGAAACGATTCCTAGTACTGGAGTTGAGATACCAGCAGGAGCCTTGAATACGCCACGGCTTGCATCTGTTGATAGGTAAAGACCAACAACTGCGCCAGTAGGTTCAATCTTACGAAGTGCTCCAGAACTACGTCCTAGTGGATCAGAGATGTATACGTTTGGATAGTAGACAGCAGCATTGCTTGTATCTGCAAGAGAACCAGCAAAAGAAACAGCATTTGCAACTGTTAAATCTGGATCGGTTCCAATTACAACAAAGCCGTTACTGTCTTCTGCCCAAGATGTTGCAGCATCAAAGACTGAAACTGTTCCAGATGCTAATGCATTTGCAACAGGTAGGAATAGTACTAGTGGACGGTCTAGTGAGGTAAAGCGCTCAAATACTGACGAACCACCAGCCTTGTAGTTGGTGTAGTCAGTAGCAGCGGTTGCTGTGCCATTTGAACCACTTGTTAGTGGGTAGGTTGCTAGAGTAATAGATGCACCAGCATAACCACCAGCAACAGATACTGAGATGTTTGGTGAAATGATGTTGATTACTGTTGGAGCATAATCACTTGAAGCAGCGTCATTAAATACAATATTTGAATATTGTTCAAGAAGAATGTCATCAGAAATGTCATTTGCTACACCTGACTCTTTGTAAAGAGTAAGTGTATAAGTGCTTGCAACGTCACCAGCAGTCAATACAACACGAAGGTTGTTACCATCTGTTCCAGCGTTCTTTGAAGTAACAGTCGCAGCAGTTGCACCGCCACCATCTGTTAAGTTTCTAGAAGCAGCAACAGCGTTAGCCGCAAGCAGACGTTGAACATAAAGTTCACGTCCACCATTACTAAAGAATGAGCCAACTTGGAAGGTGGCTGGATAGGTTGCGTTGTAACCTCCGAAGTACTTGGTAAATTCATACCAAGAGTTAACAAGGGTTACTGTTTCTGGGCCTTGTGCAAAAGGTGCAACAATTGCGCCAGCAGCATTTGCAGTAACTCCACTTGGGAGTACTGGTGGTAGTAGGCGTTCACTTATGTAAACACCTGGACGGCTATAAGCCATTTTTTCTCCTAACTAGTTTGGGGGAGGGACCTTATGGTGCCGATTGAGTGTACGTATCGATGGCAGTGAACTGAGAGCGACCAAGGGTCTGACTTCCAGTTGTGCCTGTGACGTTTAGTTGCAACACTTTGTACATCTTATTGAATGTTTCAGCCGCAATCTCAGATGAGACACGGACTGTTATTGCATTTACAAATAGTCTTTTTCCTTGTTCTGTAATATCTCTCTTAGAAATATCAAGAACATCCAAACGACGAGTTGTTCCAAACACAGTATTTGGTCCTGTATTTAAAACAGCAAATCGTAATGGAATCTTTGAGTAAAGAAGTTGTGCCAAAATTTGACGGTCATGTCTTGGTTGGCGAGAGAAAGAAGTTATTTGATAATCAATGTTTACTGGAATTGGATAGTTTATATCCCAGTTATGCTCATCAGTATCCCAAGCAGTATTTGTACCAATGACTGATGGGTTAGTTAAATAGGCTGGCTTTACTCTACCTCTCATGGCACGAGAAAAGTCTTCAGAGATATCAATCATATCAATAGTTATATAAGGATAAGACTGCGCTCTGATTTCCTGATCGGGTTGTCCAAACCATACTCCTACTTTTCTAGTAGTTCCTGGAGTAGCAGTGCCACCTGAAGCAACTCTTGCAATGTTTGCATTTGTTTTTGCATATTTAAATGTAGTAGGAGTTGGAATTAACGTAATGTTGTAGGTGCCATTAAAGGGCGTTGAAGCACCAGCAATTGTAACTGTGTCTCCAACTTCAAAGCCATGCTCTGTAGAGGTAGTTATTGTAACTACATTACTAATAAGCGCTTTGTGTGTAATAGTTTTTGCCGTTGCAGATGCAGCCTGTTGATCAGTAACGGTCATTTCTTTTAAGAGAGTTCTTAGTGCTTCATCTTCATCTAATAAAAAGGTCATAGGTAACCATCCAGATGTCTCATAGTACGATTAACTAAAAACTTTTCAGCCTCAGTCTGTCTGTTATTAAATCTACGTATAGCAGCAGTTGGCTGTGTATCTGGGGTTCCGTATTCAAGATCTAGGATCTGAACTTTATGGGCTGGGTTTCCATGAACTGTAAAGGATCCATTATCATGGCGAACATGCAGGTGCTTAACAATTTTTTCTGGCCAACCAGAAGCACGGGCCTCTGAACGCAAGTGAGCGCCCATGAAGCGTGTAGTTTCTACACTGGCTTTAGTTAGGGATTCTTTGGCTCTCTTTAGGTAGGTCACTTCTTCTTCTTCGCTTTCGCCTTCGCTTTTGCGCCAACATACACAGCACCAGCAAGATAGGCTGCGGTTGTACCTGCAAGAATCGATGCGATAGCGGGACGTTTTTCTTTAGGGCGGAATCCAAACACACCCCGAATAAACTCTTCACGTTCGCTTTGATTATTCATCTCAGCGACCTGTTCGTACCAAGGCTTATAAGCCATAATAAATAACCCCTTTATCGCAACCAGTGGGAACTGTAGTCAGGCACCGCAGCGGTGTTCTGATATAGCAATGATAAATGAAAAAGCCACCCGTAGGTGGCTTAGTCATTACTTCTTTTTCTTTTCTCGCTTGTCTTCAGCCTTCTCGCCTTTCTTACCTTCCTTGGCTTCGTGCTTCTTAGACATAGCCTTAATCTTCTTTATATTAGCAACATCCATCTTGCGGTCATCCTCTTGGGACTTAGGTTTGCGATGCTTCTTATCCATCTTTTCAAACTTGGCCTTCTCTTCTTTATCCAATCCCTTTGTGGTCTTGGCATCCTGCTTCTTGTCAGAGGCCTTGGTGTACTTCATTAAACGATTTTCTTTTTCTTCTTCTTTAGCGCCTTAAAATCTGCGCCAGTAATTTTTTCAACAGGCTTTGCAGCACCAGCGATTTTCTTCTGCTTAGGGCTTAGTGACTTCTTCATTAGTTAACCTTTCTGGCAAGTGGAACACTTGCACTTACAGCCCTTGACCTTCTTGGCCTTGGTGCACTTACAGCCACATGATTTGCACATATCTATTTACCTTTCTTCTTGGCTTTTTTAGCCACTGCGGCATTATCCACGAGGTTGGGATAAGGACGTCCTGCTGCCTTGGCTCTCGCCTTAGCCGCAGACTTCTGAGATGAGGATAACTTCTTATCCTTGCCTGATGGGTCTTTAGTGTCCCAAAACTTTTTAGCAGCCACAGTCCCACGCCCTTAATGACTTGTTGATACGGCTATCTGGATCACGAGCAGTTTTGGCTGAAGTGTTCTTTGCCTTCATACCCTTCATTCTTTTACAAAATGCTTTATGTCTTTTGTTCTTAGGGTCTTTACTTGGCGCCTTTAAATCTGATCCTGGGTTAGCCTTTTCGTAAGACTTGCGGCCCTTTTCATTAAGGCCACCTTTTTGATTCTTACCTTCTTTGCGTTGCCATGCTGCTGTCTTTGCCATTAGCGTCCCTGACTTCTATGAGGATTGTTCTTGTGCCAACTCTTTACAGCCTTGACACCTTGCTTAACAGTCTTTGATCCGCCCATTTTTGTAAGGTTAATTTTATCCCATTTACCTTGATTGCTATTGGTGTGCTCAACAACAATATCGCCCTTTTTATTTTTAGAAACTTTATGAATTACCTTGGCTTTTTTCTTAGGAACACCAATAGCCAGAGTTACTGGCTTTTCTGCTTTCTTTTTATCTGCCATCAGGTCACCGATTTCTTATGTTTATAACGGATTGGGGCTTTAGGTTTTCTTACCGTTCCACCCTTTTTCCTCTTTAATTTTGCGCCACCAGACTCATACTTACTCTCAGTAATATTAGTTTGAATGTT